CTACATATACCATTCATTCATATCCAGACCCCAGTCCCAGCCATCAATGCGGGCATTGGAGGTGTACTGCCATCCTGCCAGCGGCAAGCGGCAAACTTCTGAGTAATCGCACGTTGTATTGTACTGGTTATACCAAATTGGGACATAATCTGCCAGTTCATTTGTCGCAATGTAGTCCCGCAGGGCATAATAGCCGGCGTAGATACCTGCCGACTGTCCGGCTGCATTTAATTCTGATATAAATGCCGAACAGCGGCCCGTAGGATCATCAACTCCGGTTAACCATTTTACGGGGTTCGGCAGCGTGTTGGGATCATCTTCAATGTCGTACCAAATTCCCAGTGCCGGTGTTTCGCCGCCCAACAGATTAAGCATGGACTGTGCTTCTACGCGGGCTTCATCAGGAGTCCAGGCGTGAGTATAGCAATAGACGCCCCAAGGTAAGCCGCGTTTACGACATTCGTCGATAAAATCATAGACGCAAGCCGTCGGAGATTGTCCGTTCAACGCTTTAATGATTACGCCTTCGACGCCAGCATTGACAATATCGTCAAAGTTAATGCCTTCTTGCCAATCGGAAATATCAATTACTTTCATGAGAGCCTCCTATTCTACGATATACCAATCATTGCTTAACATATCCGTTTGAGTTGGCGCCCAGCCAATAGTAAGTTGGTTTTGGGCGTTTTTTAGATCAATGTGTGGCATGATTGCTACGGTGTCGTCATTGTCAAATAAGCCATCAAGCATTTTCCTTGTATCTGCTTTTAAGTGGCAATATGGAATATTACTACCTTTTGTCATATAAATGTACTGGCCCTTGCCATTCCAGTTACGACGTGATGCTTTTTGCCCCGTCTTCAAGGCATCCAGCGCCTGCCCAAACGTCATATCATGAGTTAATTCATGATAAGCTTTTTCAAACACATCTTTAGGACTCCAGCTGATATAACCGTCAGGATATACGACCCGATAGCCGTTTTCTCCAATAGAGTGTTTTCCCATTTCTTTCCACGCTTTACAAGGCTCTGCTTTAATTACTTTCGTTCCAATGTAGGTTTTCATGATATTCCTCCTAATCTTTTACGCAACAATTATCCCATTTTGTATAGACGTCTAAATACGTTTCGCCTTTATCCCCATTATGGGTGACTTCGAAGTACATACCGAGCGGAAATGTTGTCCCGACTAAACATTTCCAATTTTGTAGCGTCTTGCAAAACCAGACGACAAAAAGCTCATTCATCTTAACTGTTGGGTCTTCTACTAGATGATTATTAATATAATCCAAGACAATCTTTTTAGCTTTTTCCTGCATCCTTCTTGACCTCCTGTCTTAATGGCATAGCTCCTACTGGCGAATTATACCGCGAATCCATCCCGTACTTTGTCCAGGCTGCTTTTGCCAATCCCACAATACCGGCCAAGCCGCCGGCCACGGCAGATACGCCGGACCAGCAACTCATAAGCTCAAATTTCGTGCCATTTAGTGCATTTGACCAGTACCCGTAAAGCCAGCTACATAAAATAAGGCAAAGAAAAATCATCATGATGACGGACAACATGATGACTAAAACCAGCCAATTTTTCTCTGCCCAATGTCCAAATTGGACAATCTTTTTCATAGCATCCCTCCTAATGCCGAAAATAATCAACAATAAAAGATATGATACCGCCGATAATTCCAGCGATGACATACATCGAATTGATACGATGATGAGCCGAGCGGCCGCGCTGATCTGCGATAATCGCCAATTCTTTCGTAGCCTGGAACTGCTCTTCTAATTTTTTCACCGTATCGAGTGCCTGCTTTGATTGCGCTTCAAGTCGGCTCATCCTTTCGAGTACCTCTGTCTGGAAATCATGTTCGCTCATACGCTCTCTCCTACATACCCTTTCACTTCGTCTTCGGTATATCCTAACCTTAATAGTTTGCAGTTGGTATCTACCTTGTATTCGTACTGATACCGAACATTATTCTGCTCGTCGACGACTATTTTATGGGTATCATCCGACAAGCCATCCTCTGTTATTGTGCCTGTGTTAAACCACGCATACATTGTGTCCAGCAAATTGCGGAAGGCTGGCTGCCACTGTTCTTTAGGGAAATTCTTGCGGATATATTCATAGTCTTCTTTTGTGTTTATGGTCTCTGGGAATCCTACCATTTTTAACCTCCTACGTAAATGCGTAATACATGCCAACTTGCTTGATTGTAGCGACGAAGGGAATCTGGTCTTTATATTTCTTTATTTGTTTAATCAGCACCTTACTGCCCGTAAATGTCACGTATAGATTGCCATTTAGGCGATATTGTAGTTTCAGACATTCGCCGTTATTTTTCGTGCTTTGCGTAATCATTTGTCCCGTCACTACGATTTCTTGATTCAAGATTTCAGACAGCTTTTTCTTCTCTCCATCCAGGGCAGTTTCATCTGTTGCAAATTCGGAAAATTTATGTATGTTTTCCAATATTGACCATCTCCTTTAGCTCATCTAATTCCATTCGTATTGCCAGATTATGTGTCTTAGCGTGTTTCAGCCAACCATAAGCACTAGCTATTTGAGCCATGGCCCTGTCTTTATCCATGGTTCCGTCTTCCAACCGTCGCTTAACGGTACGCATACGACGGCGGATTCTTTTTGCTGTTGATTTTCTCACCAAGATTTTCCCGTTCGGGAAATGGCGATAGCCTAAGAAGTCCAGTCCTTGCCAGGTATGGAATAGCGATAGCTTGCTTAGTTTCATGTCCAATCGTTCATAGACGAATTGTTTCACCTGGTGCATAACCTTATTTAGCGCTGTTTTGTCATTACCAAAGATGACGAAGTCGTCGCAATAACGAACATATGCTTTGCAATGCAATTCATGTTTGACAAACATGTCTAACTCATTGAGTACCAGATTCCCGAACCACTGACTCAGGAAGTTACCGATGGGGACATTCGTTTTAGTATGGGTGCTATCAATAATGTCATCCAATAAGTTTAATACTTCCTGGTCTTTGATTTTATGACGGATGACTGCTTTTAAAATGTCGTGCCGGATAGATGGATAGAACTTACTAATGTCACCTTGTATACAATATTCGTACTGGCGGACGAACTGCATACACCGAATACTTCCTTTATGCTGCCCTTTCCCTTTTCGACATGCATAGCTATCGTAGATGAAGAGGGAATCCCATATAGGAGCCAGTATATTGATGATAGCGTGTTGTACAATTCTGTCCAGGTAAAATGGCAAAATATAGATAGTACGGTGCTTCGGTTCATAAATTTCCTTTGTCCGGTATTTCGCGGTATGGAACGCGTGATTCATAAGTATTTTTTGTAATTTTTTTAGATTTTCTTCCTTATGAGCATCAACCCGTTGAATTTGTTTTTGCCACGTTTTCCCCTTTCTGGCGTCATGATATGCCAATTCTAAATTGTCCATTGCATAAATTTTATGGTATAGATTCCCATATCTTTTCATGCAAATCCTCCTATAAAATTCGCCTGTGACGTTCATTTTCATTACTAGCCCCAGGCGGTTCCCGTTGTGTATTTTGGCAATTATCGCCAGGGCATATAGACCAGCCGTTGGGATTATGGCACGGACACCTATTTATTCCCGACGTATCGGACGCACCACGTGCCCCATTGCTCCTGTTGCGTTGCGTAGAGAAATTGTTGCAATTCGTAGAGCGCGAGCTGCAATTCGCACTGTCGCTCCACCAGCTGCCGAATAGAACGCGACGTAAAAAGCCATAGCACGAGCCGTGGAAGCCTATATGCCCATTTCTGTAGTTAAATAGCTAGTTAAATTTCAGGTGCCAACGGCTCGGACACACCACGCGCCCCAGAGCTCCCGAGGCGTTGCGTAGAGAAAATGCCGCAAGACGCAGAGCGCGAGCCGCAATTCGCACTGTCGCCCCACCAGCCGCCGAATAGAACGCGACGTAAAAAGCCAATGCACGAGCCGCGCTTAGTACTATCAATGTCACTGTTGTATACCGACAAGTCACTCCAATCATAACCGTCCATATACATATTATTGCCGCTATGTGACGATGACATGGATTCCAACAAGTCGCTCCCCCATTGCCACATATACCCAGACGGGTCTTCAATGCCATAATTACTAATCATGCGACGTCCGGATGTAGTCACGTGACCACCAGTCGTATTGTAATCTTTTGAGCCGCTGATATTTACGCCTTCTTCGATTCCTTTTGCAAAGTGCATGAAGTCTTCACGGGACGGTAAATGTTTTCCTATTTCAGCAAAACGTTCGACAAAAAGTTCGCCATGGAATTTCGGTGAGCTTTCCCCGTCGCAGATGACGCCATTGTAGGCAGATACCAGTTTACTGCCATCCCAGGATGCAAGGTAAATATCAATCCAGCGACGTCCATCAAAGACCATGCCCTCTGGTGATGATATGGGCCGGTGACGTAAGTCCCATACGCTGGCCGGAAGAATATCTCCAGCGACATAGCCCGACAAGGGATGCCCGCTAATCGTCCCTACATCGGCACATTCACAATGAAAGCCACCAACTTTACGGGAATTTGTGGCCGTATACCCGGTCGGTACAGTACTGTTGGCTGACAATACGATTTTCGGTACAGACGTATCTGTTTGACATGCGTAGATATAAAAATCCTTACCCTTGCGGTTGGCCGCCGTGGCATAGGTGCTATCATCCCAGACGTCCGCTGATGCAATGTCTATGGTACTGCTATCTTCCTTGATAAAACCCAAATTTCCCACGTTGACATAGAGATGTGATGGGATTGTAAGTGTCGTTTTTGCCCCGCTAAAACAGCTGTCACGCATGTAACAGACTGGCAGGGCGGCGAAAGATCTTGAAATGATTTCAGCCGCGTAAATTGTATCAAAGTGTTGAGTTCCGCCTAATGACCGTACGACGAATTTAGCCGTACCGTCCGTAATTTCCTTTGTCATTTTAACCTCCATAACATACATAATAAATGACTGTATAAGATTTTGGTTGTACCGTACTAGACGCTCCATAAATAGGGTTAGCCTTTGACGCGTCAAACCTATTTACAATTATATCTGTTTAGCTATTACCCCCCCCCCCGTAGAAGACACGGCGCTGAAATCCGGCTCTTCATTTCCCGTAGTGCCAGCCGTTATACACTCTAAGTAGGCCCATGACGGAAGGTTCGCCGAGTACGCAATATCACCGACTTCATATGCTTTATTACGCTGTAAAGTCGTGATTCCATTTGTCGTTAACGTCTTTGCGTTTACGTTTTTCCATTTTTTTGATTCTGTCCCGATGCATCCTTCCCCGTCTGCACGCGGTACAATATTCCGTGTTGCCATTATTTAACCTCCCTTGGTTCTATATCCCCATTTTCATCTAATTCCCACCTCGATGAGTAGGTGGGACTAATAGTTGGCATTAGATTCCCCGTTTCATCAATTTCAAAATAATTTTCTCCGTCAAGTGTTACTTTTACCCAATTCAGTGATTCAGAAGGTTTTTCACCTATAATATTGTCCCCTATGCACCGATAAGTATTTCCATCGGTATATGCCACAACATCCGGGTAATTATACGTGTTGACTGCGTTCCATGCTTTTGCACTTGCTGCATAAGCTGTCGCCGAGTAATTACCAGCTTCTCTTGCCTTTCCAATAGCAATAAGCGCTTGTTTAGTGGCTTCATCTGCTTGTAATGCCGCTCTTTCATGTTCATTAGCTGATTTCTGAGCTTCGCTTGCCGATTTTTCAGCATATATCAGCGCTAAGGATGCTTGTTTTGCTGCTTCAACGGCACTAATGGGAGCTAAGTTCGCACGATAAATCGTCTCTTGCAGCATCATGACTATCCAGTCCATCCCCTTTTCAATCAGAGAGAACGGTATTTTATCCGGCAAGTCTATATTGTTTTGTAGCGGTGTTTCTCTTGACAGGCGTATTCTCATGTTTGAGCTAATCGCGTTGCCCTGTACCGGATAGGTATATACATTATTTGTGTTATCAAATTCAAAGTTGGTCGTTATTTCTGTTTCCATTCCCGTTTCATCCACTAAATATCCATGTATATCAGATCCTGTCCGATACGGATACGGGTAGGAAAATGTTGTTTGTTTACCATCTCCTTTATAGGTAATATTTACTTCTGTAGCTTGGATCATTGTTTATCAGCTCCTTTCTTTTTAGACTTATTCTCCTTCGTCCGTTCTTTCGCCGTTTTATAGCGCCGGTCGAAGATGACTGCGTTGGCCAAGGCGGCCAGGCTGCGGTCTGTATCGATCATGCTGAAGCGCATGAGCGCCCAGAAGCCATCGGTCCAGGTGTCCGGCAATCTGACAAAGCGGTTCAAGACGCGGTTTGCGGCGCGGGCTACGTCGGTGGCGTCCTGATTTTTGGATGCTGCTGCTTTCGAGGCTTTCATGAGTTCGTCTACAGCAGATACGGCCAGGACGTTGCTGCTATCGTAATTCGGTATCCCGAACATATGATTCCCGATGATTTCGGCCGCATCGCGGACGACGGGGATACCCTGGACAGTGTTGGTCATGAATTTGACGCCCATCTTTTTGAGCAGTTTGTCCAGGTCATCCCCGGATACGGCCGAGCGATACAGCTGTTCAAATACGCTGTTTAGGACAATCCAGTACAGCATCGCGTTGAACATGGCCAGGCGATTGCCCGACTTCCACTTATAGCCCGCGTCGATGAGGGCATTCATGACGGTATTACAGTATGAGTAGAAGGGCGTAATCTGTGCGACAAGTCCATTTTTTCGTTGCAGTTCGGCCTGGTCTTTTACCATGCCGGAGCCAAGAACGTCGCGTACGGCCTGGTCTGCTTCAAAGAGTGCCTGGTCGCGCATCAATTTTTCGTCCGTCTTCCCGGCGTCTATTTGCTGCCGGAGGGATTCGTCATACTGATATTTCCACAAGGCCAGGCTGCACATGAGGTCAGTTTCAGTGATGAAGAAGTAGCCGTAGCGGTTGAGTGCGTCGCGAGCGATACGCGCTTTCTGCCCTGCCCGGCTGGTGTTTTTCGGCATAGTCAGGCGCATTTTCTGCTGCATGTCTTTGTCTATGGTGTTGATACGGTCCGCCATAAAAGGCGAGTGTTCCATGACAAAGCGGCGATTCCGATTATAGGTCGGCGTCCCTTTATAAAATCCAATGCCAAAATTCACCATGGCTTTTACTGTATTCCATGGCCCAATGCGATTCATCATCGGTAGGATGTTCAAGCCGTTCAAGACGGCTGTACTGGTTCGATAGGCCATAACAGCAAAAGTCGTGTTGCGACGCATGTTTTCCAGCATACGGGATATTTTATCGGTCTTCTGGACGTCGGTCTTCCAACAGTCTTTTGCCCACTGTTTCAGGGACGCGTACGTTTTCATGCCATAGTTTTCCTGGACAGCCGCTTCTACGTCCGGATGTGATATTAATTTGTACACATCAGTGACGGCTTCGCGCATACAGATATGGTGAATGGCTTCGTTGACCGCTGATGGCCATACATCCAAACTCTTATAAAGAATCTGGTTTTTGACTTGCTTCACTCGTTTCTTCGTACTGCCCATACCAATGCCCATGGTCGAAGAGCCGGACAGCTGTGTCTTGACAATGTCATCCAGTTCCATTTCATTGGTCCGTGTCGTGAGCTGAGGGTCGTAGACAATCGGATAGTACCCGCCGCTCACTTTGCGGTCATTGATGGTATACGGTTTCGCCCGAACACGCCCCATGCCGGAACCGTACAAGCGTTCCTGGACTTTATTCCGCTCCGGCCAGTATTGTTCCAGCTGGCCCCAGATTGCTTCCAAGAAGTCCAAATCCTTATTGCTTAAAGCCCGCGAGAAAATATCCTCAATCGTGGCTTCATTGGCCTTCTGTGCTTCGTTCTTGACGTGTCGGTTCGCTTCATCAAGGACGCGCTGCCGCCCTTCCTGGTTACCCCAATTCAAAGCCATGACGAGAAGCTGTTCTTTCGTGAATCGTTCAACGCTGCCGACAGCATACAGTTTCTGGCTGCGCATCTTCCGCCACTCCGTATTCGAGTACATGTGATAGATCTGCGCAAATTCCCGACATGCTTCCTGCTGCATAGTGAGTTCCCGCCGGCTGGCCCGGTCTATAGGCTTATAGATGAATTGCATCCAATCATCACCCATATTCCGAAGCAGCGTTTCAATTTTTGTCAGCGATAACAAGGCGTCGCTGAGCAGTTCTTTTCCCCGGCCTTTACGGTTCTGGTCGTTCCGGTCTTGTTCAGCATCCCAGTTTTCCCGGTGTGGCAAGGATTGCGCCAGGCGGGCAGCGGCGTCGGAAATGGCGATGACGCTGCCGTCTGTATCGGTAAGGGTATTGGCTTCGTAATCGCGACGGGACACTTTATTGACAGCCCGGATAGCTTCGTTAATGTCCCTAAATTGAACCATTGTTAGGTCTTTATCGTAATGGATACGGTCCTTTCCATCAACGATAGCCCGAATCCAGGGCGCTACCAAGTCGTCCTGCTTCGGTGCTGTGTTCTGACCCGTCGCATAATCCGGCGACAGGTCCCGATAAATATAGTCCCAGTTCAGCGGTACCGGATTCCCTTTATCATCCAGCGGCGGCCGGCCGTCGCGGTCAGTCATGCTGAGGTTATAGGCCAGATGTTGGATGAAGTACCTTGCATGAGGTCCCATGCGCACCGGATGGTCGGCACGGCCTAATTGTTTAAGTATCCCTTTGATACCGTAGATTTCCTGCCCGTTCATATCGAGGGACCCGCTTGCCCCTGCCATGGCCCGGCGGATATAATCGGCATTATCTTTGGCGGCCCTGGCCATAGCATAGAATTTCTGTGCATTGGCTTTTTCCATGACTGCCTGTTCAAAGGATCCGGCGCTCATGTACTGGTCCGCCCGGTGACTGGCCGTTTTTGCTTTGATTTCATAGTGCCGCCACGTCGTCGCCTCCGATACTTTCATCGCATCCATTTCTTCACGAGCCAGTCGTAACATGGCCATGTCACTGCCCTGGACCATGTCGCGAGCCTGATTGAGGCCGTGGATGACATCGTTCAACGAGTCCTTCAGTTCCTTGATGACCTTGGCATTTTCCTTCTTGTTCGCCTGGTCCTTTTCTTTTGTGTCGGCCAGCTGCTTCTTCAGCTCTTTGATTTGCTGGTTCTTTGACAGGATACTGTCCTTCAGTGCGCCTTTTTGTGCGGCATTACGGTCGATTTCGACGCCCAGGATTTTCCGGAGCTGTGCCGCAATCTGCGCGTCGGTACCGGATACATCGCTGACTTCGCGAAGGGCTTTGACACATTCCGCAATATAGCCGTTCATTTTCCGGCGCATAGCGGCCGCTTCCAGCTGATTCAAGGCCATCTGTCCGTTTGTCGACGCTAACATCTCATCAGCTTCAGCGCGTATCATATCCGGCGTCATGGCCATATCTTCTTCATAGGTCTTGCGGATGGATTCTACATACTGGTTCGTCCTTTCTTCCAGGGAACCGCCGGCGGCTTTTAGTGCTTGTTTAAATTCCGCATCATCGGCATAGCCTAATTTATTCAAGATACCGGCGCGGGCTTCGGGCATGTTGTTGTAGATATTCTCATACTGATAAATCGGATTATCAGTACACAGCTGTTTTTGATAAGCAAGGCGTTCTTCTTCTAACCCCTGCTGACGGTCGGCGGCATCCCGCTGACGGGCTTCTTCTTCATACTGAGCGAGGAGTTTCTCTTTTGCCTGCTCCTTGATTTTTTCGGCCCATTGATGAATCATTGTGCCTTCGCTGCCGGATAAATCACCGGAAAAGCCTTTCCGGTTCCAGGCATCGAGTTCGCGGATCCGCGCCCAGGTTTCGATTTCATCGTCCGATGCTACCATTCGGTCCATAGCCCTACGGACATCGTCTGTCGGTTCTTTGCCCAGGTTTCGCAGATCCCGGTAAATGCCGATAAGCCATTTCTTGAAACGCCGGAACGGTCCCTGTAATTCTTTGACCGGTGCTTTCCCTTCGGCGATATAGCGTTCAAAGGCACGGGCGAAGCGTTCCTGCATCCAGCGTTCTTCGGCGGCTTTAATGGCCACAGTATCGCCACTTTCGCGGGCCTTCCGGATAGCGGCTTCATAGCCTGCAAATTCCTTCTCTAGCCGTGTCCCCTTGTAGTCGTCCAGTCTTCCGTCAGCATAAGACGCCCAGTCATGAATTGTATGCCAGTCCTCGACAAGCTGTTTCGGCGCGCCTTCTTCCTGTACCATACGTTCCATTTCTGTCAAATACATATGGGCTGATTCATGGATGAAAGAAGACTGGTCCGCTGCATCAAAGAGATGGATAGCGCCAGTGCTAGCGTCGAAGGCCCCACGGATTTTCCCCTGCCGATAAGCTTGGTTATATTTGTCGATGATCTGAATTGCTTTGTCATCGAATACGACATAGCAACGGCCATCATAGGCATCATCATAGGTAATACCGTGGATTCCTTGTTCGTTTAAATATTTCGACGTTTTTTCTATGTCTTTCCCGTCGGATAATACATCAGTCAAATAATTGTAGATTTCTTTACCTGTCCCAATGCCTTTTTCCAATGTGGCTTCCGGGTTTTCCATAGCCGCTTCTATCAACTGATTCCGCTTCTTGTCGCCAGCCCCTTTAGCTTCTTTGGCCTGTTGCTGTACACCTGGAAGTTCTTCTTCCCACCTCTTACTTTCTGATTCCATATAGGAAGTATCGTTTATCTGTTCGTCGGTGTATCCTTGTTTTTTTAGGCTGTTTAAGGCAATCCGCTTTCTAAACGCCGGAAGCCCTTCCCATCCCAGACTGGCGTCGTGGCAATGCTTTATGTTTAATTCCACTTTCCGCAAAGCTGTTTCTGCTTGGATTTCATCTTTAGTACTCCCCATAGCTTGGCGCAACCATTTTGTCCAGAAGGCTTGTTTCTGTTCCATAGACAGGGATTGCACTGCCTTGAGAATCTTAGTTTGAACGCCTTTCATTTGGTCTTTGTAGCGCTTATCTTCATCCAGTAGCTCTTTGTTAGCTGGAACGTCGATTTCATATAAGACAGACGGAAGGCCGCGGTCTTTCATTTCTTTTTTGTATTTCTGAGCAGTCCGTTTGCTTTTTGCAGCGTAAATCCCCCAACCGTGCATACTAGCTCCAGTGCCACTGCCAATTTTCCCTAAATCAAAATCATCAAAATCTACACCACTTCCATGCCATGCCCGTTGTCCAAATTGGACATCGCTTCCGGTTCCGCCAATGTGGATGGGATGAGCGGCGGCAAAGTCTTTAGCCGTGTAGGCTGTGTCTCCGTAGTCCCGGCGGATTTGTGCCCACCGTTCAGCCATGCGGGCGTAGAGGTAGGCGTTTTCTTTGGCTGCCTGGGATACGGCCTGGTTCCCCTGCTGGAAGGTTTTTACAGCGTCCTGATAAACGGCCGCACCTTCTTTGCTGAAGGTCTTGCGAAGGGCGTAGTCACTATGGCTGAGTTCTTCGAATTTTTCGCCCATATCGCGCAATGTTTCATAGCGCTGTTTAGCGGCTTCCACGTTGGCATCCCATTGTGGTAGGAGTTCCGGCGATGACGCTGCCAGTTCCGCCCGTTCGTTCTTATACGCGACATCGAGCATCTGATCTTTCGTCGCTTTACCGCCGTACTCTTTATACATATCGCTATACCAGGGTTCATTGTTACTCATGCGATAGCCACGTCCGGTCTGGACGTTATCATGGCCGTCTGTATCGGCCACGATAATAGATACGCCCTGGGGCTTATAGGTCCAGTAATACTTAAAATTGACCGCGTCTTCATATTGCTTACGAGCGTCTTTCAGCGCTTCTTTGTAAGAAGATTGCAAGTCATAGGGATTGCGATAGACGACGTCACGAGCAGCATCCTGTTCGATGGCAGCGGCATTTCGAAAATGTTCCTGCATGATTTCTTCGGAGATGGCATCGCTCTTATCGTTGGCAATGTCGCGAAGTTCCTGTGCCAGAGCGTCCATGCGCTGCTTTCGTTCGCGAAGCGCTGCCAAATGCGTACCGCCTTGGTTCATGGTAGACGCATCCATGAGGGTATTCGTATCAAACGATTCATCGGCCCGCTGCGCAAAGACGCCGGTCTTGATTTCTAGATCCGTGCCATTCTGTACCGCTGTATCTACCTGTTCCGGCGTCACTATATCGCGCTTTACGAGGTCGTTCAGTACGTTGACGCCTTCCGGAGTCCGGGCCAGCTCCTGGGCATCGGTGTAGATAGTACCCATATCGTGCTGTTCGGCCTGGCTTTGGATGACGGTTTGATACGTGGACGGGGAGTCTGTAGCCAGCTTATTGTCCGATTTATTAGCCACAAGGTCTGTAATCATTTGTTTTTCTACGTTGCGCTGATATTCTTCACGCCAGGCGTCGACTTTGAGGCTGGCAATATTACGCATGGCGTTATAATGTCCGACCGTATGCATACCGGTTCCCATGGCGCCCATGCCGAGGGCGGCTGGGACAGCCTCTACCATCGCGTCGACGGCGTTGTTGAGCACATCGCCGACAGTGTTCCATCTGCCCTTATGATGGATTCCATATTCTATGTTCGTTGCGACGTCACTGATGACGGACTGCACGCCTTCTTCCGTCAATTCAGACAGCGTCCCACGGGCGTACTGTTTCGCTCCTGCAATGGCGGCAATCTTAGCCAGGGCTAATTTGCCCTGGTTTACTACGTCCCGTTGAGCAGCCGCATTGGTCAGCAGGGATTTTGCGGCGTCTTTGCCGAAGGCCGCTTTAATCGGACCATAGCCAAATTCCAACAATCCCAATTCGACGGCTCCGTTCAGCGCGCCAACGACGGCACTATCAGTCAGCATGTTCGCCCGGCTGTATAAAGGCTTTCCATTCGACTGCTGCTGTGCCATCTGCCAATAGCGGTCGGCCATGGATTGTTTGCTGATTTCATTGTACAAGCCGGTCCGCAACCCCCAGGCGGCCCCGGTCGCACCGGCGGCGGCCAAGATAGATGCCGAGCCAGCCCCGAGTGTTTCCGGGCCAGCCGCGGCGGCGGCAGGAGCGGCCGTGGCCATAGCCAGGGCCATGCCCTTCGGGACATACTGGAGAGCGCGCAAGCCCTGAGTTCCGTAAATGGTCAGCTGCTGCACGGTATCATAGACGATTTTCCCCAGCGCCGATGTGGGCCGGTCTTCTTCCTGGTAGGCTTTGAGGCGCTGTGTGATTTCGTCGACTTCCGGTTTGACGGTATCCAGGTCTTCGCCATTAACAGCTTTCATTTGTGCGTCATAGAGTTTCACCATGTCAGAGCCGGCGTTAAATGCGTCAGCAAAGAGTTCACCCGCACTGTTGAAGGCATCGCCGATACGTTCGAAGATGCTGCGAGTGTCATTCAAGTCCCGGTGATTCCGCAAGGCCAGGGCCGCACCAACGGGGTTTTCCTGCCGGAATTTCGCCAATTCCGGATAATATTTATCCAGCGTTTCTGGAGAATACCAGTTATTGCCAGGAAGAAAGTCATTGATAGTCAATAGGGTATCGCGTTTCTTTGTTTCTTCAAGCAGTTCGGGATGATCTACCATATACTGCGGCGATACGCCGAGTATAGGGGCATAGGTATCGGCATCCTTGAGTACCTGCGCATTTTCGTTGAAAAGATTGCGCCAAATATCGCGGGCCGAATCGACGACCCATTCAGCGGCCTTCTGCCATTCCGGCTTTTCTTGCGGCTCTGGTGGGTTCAAGTTCCCCGTGATGGATGGCATTGTCAGTAAATCCGGTATTTTACGCATGACAGGCCGGCCGGATGCGATGATTTCCCCAATTTTCTCATCATTGGCGGCCGCTTCCTGGGCTTCGGCTTCATGCCGTTCAGCCGTTTCTTCTGCTGATGGCGTAATCATGGCCTGCGTCTGTTCTTTGACAGGTGTTATTTTAAGGGCATCGCTCATATCGCCCGACGTATCAAAGGTATAGTCTGCCATATTTCCTCCTAATAAATGTAAGACCCGCCACCTTCGGACTGGTCTTCATCTTCCCCATTCGCATAAGCTATATTATTTTCCACATGTTCCGTGACGCTTTCATCGACGGCATCAGTCGCTTCACTGACAGCTTCGCCTAATTCACTGGCCGTTTCTGTCAAGGTGTCAACATAGCTATTATCATCATTGCTGCTATCACTACTGTCTCCATCATCACTGGCTGCTTCAGCCGATTCGACTACATCGGCCAAGGTCCGTTCGCCGTCGAGGATTTGTTGTACGTCCCAGCGGTCAATGGTATATGAATTATGGTTCCAGTCTGTAACGATTGCATAGCCATCGTCGCCTACCGTAATACGACGGATACCTGCTGCCCGCATTTGTGCCTGTGAATAGCCGCCATTCGTCGGATCTGCCGTTATAGCATTGACGCCAAACTGAATCAAATCATTCATAGACGGTTCATTCCCATTGTGTTCGGCACGGTATTGAACGGCTGCCCCGCGAATAAGCTGCTGAATAACAGGCCAATTCCCTTTAAATTCCGCCGGATTGATACCGCTGGCATCAGAAATCTGCTCAGGCGTGATATTATACATCGGCTTATATTCACCGGTCCCATTCTGATAATCACTGGCCGCTTTCTGCAAGGTATTGAGATTTGAAGCTGATAAGTGAATCCCATGATTATTGCAATAGTTGACTATATCGTTGAAGGACTCTATGCCGTTGCTTCCGAACAGTGATTTTAGGACAGTCATATTGGCCCCGCTGCTACGAGAACTGCCGCTTCCACCACGACCGCCGCCGCGGCCACTTCCTCCTGACCCGCCAGAGCCGCCAGTACGGAAGCTGACATAGGCACTGATACAGTTTTTCAGCGTCGTATATACATCGGGATTGTTGTAGCCGTATCGCTCTGCAATGGCTAAGTAGGCTTGCGGGTCCAGATTCCCTGATTGATAGAGCTGCTGCATTTCCATTCTGCCCTGTTCGACGATAGCGTCATTGGCTTCTTTTTCCTGCCGTTTCTGCTCAGCAATGATGGAAGTCGCCATTTGTTCCGCTTTTTGGAGTTCTGCTTCGTCATAGATGACTTCCGTATGAGCCGTCACACCACCAGTCTTTTCCAGGCCGCCGTGATAGCCGCCTAAATGGAGGTGATAGCCACTGCCGGCATCGTGGAAGAGGACCTGGTCAAAGGCGCCGCTGTCTTCAAAAGTTTTGCGTACTTCTTCGGCTTTCTCAGCGCTGGTTCCTTCAGGCAGTACAATGTCGACGGCATTGCCCCCATTCGGTCCAATAATGTGCTGACTAGTCGGTGAGCCATTGACTTCGGCGTTATGTTCCCGTGTGCGGGCCGCCGAAGAGATTTCCGCTCCGTCGGCAACACCCATCTGTTTGAGCATCCCACCGATGAACGGCAGGGCTTGCTGAAATTCCGGCGTCAGTTCTTTAACTTGTTCGTCAATGTCCGCTCCCTGGGTCGGCAGGTTATATGGCTGTATCTTACTGCCGCCGTTACCGGATAGGTCCATACCATCTAAAGAGTCGTAATTATGCTTGACAAGCTGTTTATACTGTTCCGCCGCTTCCCCGCTGCCATTATATGCCCGAACGCCTTCCCAGGGGTCGCCACCGTTTTCGTCGGTCTTCTGTTTGAGGATATACGCGCCGGCACGGATATTCTGTTTCGGGTCCGTATTCCAGCCAGGGAATTTATTATCCAGATCATAGGCCCGCGCCGTTTCATCGGTAATCTGGGCGTACCCACCGCCGTCTGCCATGTGCATCCCTTCGATGGTATCGCCACCGGTTTCACGCATACCTGTAGATAGGTAGATTCTAGGATCCAGTCCCTGTTCATGGGCGGCATCGATATACCAATCGACGACCTGGTTTCCCGTGCTGGCACTGCCACTATATACGGTCTTCGTCGCCCCGGCCCGGATATATTCAGCTCTCTTTTTGGGGTCATTTGGATACAGGCGGGCCGCTTCTTTTGCCCGTTCCAGTAGCCCATTATCATGTTTCCGCTGCAAGAGCATATGCCGCATGGACGTCAATTTGCTGTCATCGACCCAGGGACTGACCTTTTCCAGCAAGGCCGTCGCTTTGTCGAAGTCCGATGCATTACCGCTGGCCGTCAAATTGGTGAGCACCGAGTTGACCATCGTCGTGGCTTTGTCTTTTATCATGGCGTCCATCTTGTCTTTCCCGTAGATATTGCCATAGAGGGCGTAGGCCGTCGCCGTAATGCGGTTCAGGCCCTTGAAAAGGCCGTCGCTGTTGCCGCTTTCGACGAGGTGGTCCGTTTCGTTCGTGACAAAGGTATTGAACGTGTTGTCCCGATGTTCCAAGTCTTTCGCGTACTGGTATTTCATGACCTGGCCCGCCCGCTGAACGTTTACGTCATCGGCCATGCGCAGGAAGGCGTCGTGGGCTTTTTGGTAGTTCGGCAGTCCGGCCATGGCCGATTCCCGGATAGCCCGTTCGCCGGCCTGGTACTGATTGACCACATCCAGGGCATTTATGTCCTGCTTATTCAGCAGTCCCGTATCGGGATTGTTGAGCAGGTCGTTCATGCCTGCTTCGTATTTATTTTTTGCGTCGAGAACACTCAAGTTGATTTGGTCGTCGACATAGGCCTGCATCTGCTGCTGAACGGCGCTCATGCCAGTTTGCCACACTTTAGCGCCGGACACGTTGGCCCCATAGGCGTTGGAGTCGCTCGGGGCTTGGACATTGCCATGGATGGTGTTCGGGTCCACGGACGGGTTATAGCTCTTGATCTGCATGATTTCCTCCTAGTAGTATTTTTCAAGATTAACCGGACGGATACGCGGCTTGGAGTCGTATTTGGCAATCGCCTTATCCAGGTTGACTGGCGTAATCCCTGTATACGAGTAGGCCGGCGTGAAAATGCCGGCTTCTTGTTTGAACCGGTTTGTATAGGTATAGTGGCCGCTGCCGTTATAATAGGTGCCCGGGTTAATGTCATAGGCCCCATTATAGGTGCCGCTGGCCTTGTCGGCGGCTCCGTAAGTTCGATGGATACCGTACATGGACGCGGCCGTCCCTAGGATCGTGCCCCATAAGGCACTCTTTTTCTGAGCTTGTAAGTTCGCCGCGCTGGTCCGATAGGCATTGGCCTGGTTCTGATAGTTGACCTCGTTCACATGTTCGGACCAAACGTCATTGCGTTGATTCTGCAATAAGGTACTGCTGTCATCACGCCAGGCATCATAGCTTGAAGACAGGACATCCAAAGGGGACCCGCTGAGTTGCAGTCCGCTGGCCCCGGCCTGAGCAGCTGTCTGCCCGGCGGCTAATTTCATGCGGTCATTCAGCTTAGACTGCTGCGCTGCATATTGTTCGGCAATCTGTTCTTGTTTGACCTGGCTGATACGGGCATTTTGTTCGGCTGCCTTAGCCTGTGCATTATACAGCGCCGATTGTGCGTTATACTGCTGTTTTTGCTGGTTGTACTGATTGATTCCCTGTATTGCTGTAAGGGCCATCATCCACGGTGCGCCGCACATGCTTTTCATCCCCTTTCACAAAAAACAACTGCCACGACATATCTTTATAAAGAAAGGGCCGCGAGAATTCCGCACCGAATGATTTCAGCCAGCGTCGGGACTTCTCGTTGCTCTGGGTTATCATATTCCACATTTTCGGGAACCGCCGCTTCCACTTCGGCAGAATCTGCCGGCCCAGGGCGACGAATTCTTTCTTGTAATGCTGATAGAGGTCATGTCGTGCGACACACCACACGACATGGCCATAGCCGCAAATTACACTGCGGCTGACGCCGAACAGCAATAGCGGCTGGCCGTCCACGTAGGCGATGTAATTTTCGTAGTCTACATCGACGGCGAAGGTTTCTAAGTGGGTATCTGTTGCTTTTAATTCCATATCGTCCCGATTCCGCAGGCGTTTTGCCAGCCAGCGGACGTCGGGCAGTAATTCTTTCGTTATCGGTTTAACCGTGATATGCGCTAACCAATCCCCCATCAATACTAACCTCCTTGATTATGGCGTTGAGTTTAAAGGGGTACGGTTCATCACTCATGATGCACAAGTGGTTGCGCGTGTTGGCCCCAATATCGTATAAGGGGACGCTCTGAGTCAGGTCCCCGGAAAATAAGGTATATTCGTCTGTGTATTTGAGTTCGTCCATTTTTTCGAAAGTCAGGCCGATTTTACCGCCGTATGTATCTTCGACGCGCAGGGTGACCGCGTTTATTTTATGGACGCGTCCCTGCAGGGTTCCTTCCCGGAGGCTGACTTCCATGCCGGGCTGTTCAATCTTGGTCGTGTACGGCAGGCCCGCGATGATACGGCTATATGATTCATCGAGATGCACCATGCCGTCAGCTGGGACGACTTCGTCTTTCTGACGGATACCGTCGCCTACGATGGTTACCGTTTTCCCGACGAGATGTGGCAAAGCAATCGTCGTGCCGCTGCCCGTGACATAAGAGTCGGCATATTGGTCGGTATCGTCGCGCATGACGGCAAACTGTTCCAAATACCGCTTCGGCTGCCCGTTTACGGTCCGTTCGACGATCGCGTAGAGTTCGTCGTTCTCATTGCGTGGGATGGCAACAATCCATTTATATTTTCCGTCCGTGACGAAATGAGACCAGGCAAAGACTTTCTGCTCCCGTATCATCGTAAAGGCCAGAAGGACGCCGTCATCGCGGACGAAAAAGAGCGTAGAATCCGGTTCCTGGCAATAAGCTGACGAGAGCAGTTTATGGTTCTTGACTAAGTGAGTAGCCAGAATATCCAGCTCGTCGCCGTTATAGTTATCCGATTCGTACTGATACCCCAGGTCGCGGACGGTCGAACCGGACCGCTGGACATGGACGATACGGTTGCCGATATGCTGTGGCAGACACGTCGAGGAGCCGCGCATGGTCTGTGACTTTGGATAAGCCTTCGTCGGCGTCAGGACGCTGTCGCCGCTGATGACCCATTCATTGCCTGACGTAAGGACGACGAGGTCCTGTGACGGGACGAGGTGACGTATCTGATACGAGTTGCGGACGATGAGGTCCATTTTGATAGCGCTGTCATCGGTGACAGTGCCGTCCACTTTTTCAACGGAAAAGTTCGGATAATCTCCGGTCTTACTCATCCACAACGAATAGGGATTCTTGTAGTTGGCAGCAAAGACTAAGCGGTCCTGGAAAAAGCACGACTGCTGCGGGAAACCGTAATAGCTGTTCCACGAAGACAGGGCATAGTCGGCCGTTTCGTCGGTACTGCCGAATACATCTTTGACGGTAGCGGTAATGGTCGTCCCAGAATTGACAGCGGTAATCTTTGCCGTCCCCGTATGGGTATAGGGCAGGCGTGTTAGATCTACGGTCAGTTTCGATTCACTGGCCGCATCATCATTCCAGACTTTGACGATGAGCCGCAAATAGCAGCCCTCCGTTTCACTGCCCGATTCGGTGTAGTTCTGGTCGTCATTGGACGTGTACTTGCGGTATTCCCTCCAAATGGAGCTTTTCTTTTCCCGCTTCTGAAGAAGTATTTCGTAGTGGTGTGTCCCGTGAGTGACGATTTTCCATTTTTCCCCGACATAGAGTTCGCCTGACGTCCAGGTCGTCGTTTCTTCGCCCCAGGATCCGGACAAGGTCTGGCTGCCGACTTTCTGGTTGAGCTGAATATAGCCGCCTTCCATGCCACTATGAAAAATAGCGGCTTGCGAGCTGATAGTCACGGTCCCAGAGGTACCGGATGGCGTGACTTTATTATCGACGACGGCATCGAGCATGGCGTCATAATAGGGTTCGGTGATTTCCATGTCGATAAGGTCCCAGCCGTCCTGCTTATGCCGAAGCAGTTTTACCGGATACTGGCCAGAGCAAATATACATGACATCGCCGGACTGGCTGAATTGTAAGCCTTTAGGATTACTATAAGGCGTACTAATTTCTATGCCCGTATAGGCGCCATCTTTCCAAATCCGGATGTATTGGACGCCGACTTCCAAGAGATATGCGTCAGTTTCAGAATTGTAAAAACTAACGAGGATAGCGTCCTGAGTGCTGCTTTTGAGTTCGCCAATATACTTGGACCCCTGCCGACGGTAACAGCCGCCATAGGGGCGTATAGCGGTATTCTCCGCATTAAGCAAGGCCGACTTGTACTGGTCTAAATCGACACGGCTGCCGACTGCCGGGGATATTTCGCCGGTCGTAAATGCCGGCTGAATAACATAGATACTAGCCACGGTATCCCCTCCTTGCGGCGATGTAGCTGCTTTCAAAGACGGTGTGTGGTTCCATTTCCCGGGCATCCTGGACTTGTGCCTGGGCGATGACAGCCCGGTACAGCTGATATTCGTTCTGTCCCTGCTGAGGGTTGCCAGTCAGCCGCATAGCCAGTTTCGACGCCAGCAGATGCGCGAAGCCTTGCAAGAAAATCGTATCCATCAATTCCGGGTCTTCCACATCCCACGTATAGTCGGCGTAGCACTGCTCGCCATTAGTAACGATGACTTTCGTACTGCTGCCGATATTGACGACGTCGAAGCGCTCATAGACGCGGTCGGCGCCGCTGGCATCGGATACAACGTTACGGATCATCAGGCATTTATCGGGATAGCCATAGGCAAAATCCCAGCCCGGCACATCGACATCGACTACGGCCAGGCGCTCAATCCGGTGTGCAAACCCCCAGGGAAAAGACCGTAGCACTTCACGACGTGTCGGGTCGTAGAATAGTTTACAAGCTCTCGCATTTTCCACGCCTTCTTCCATGTTTTCAATGACGCCCTTGCCGATATTCGACAGGGCCATGTTACAAATATCTGTATCGGTCATGGCTGCTCCTTTCTATAGAGTGAGGGGCCGAAGCCCCTCCCATCTACAATCTATGTTTCCGTACGAGGTCGACGAGGTCTTGTTTCGTCGCATCGTCGGGATACGGTATCCCGGCATGTTCCAGGCGAAGTCGCAGCTCATTGGCATGTAAATCTTCGAGTCTCCGCTTCGGGCCGGCGTTTTTGAAATGGATAGCTGGTATCATGCCAGGTCCGCATCCATGACCAGGGCGGCCGTCAAGGTGCCACCTGTCAGAGCCGATGCGCCGGTGTATTTGATACGCATGAAGCCCAAGTCCCCATAGGGAACTTTTGTTTTCAAACCGTCGTCTTTTTTTAGGGTATACGTTCCCAGGGTAACGGCTTTTGTAAAGGCTT